TGCATATTCTTTCGATGCTGTCCAGGTCTTTGGTTGAAATGAAGTCCCTCATGTAGAGCTTCTTGGCTTTGCTCAGGATCTCCGCCATTCTTCGGCGTCCTGCCGCTTTGGTCATGCGTGGCATTCAATCACCCTCAAGCGTTTGTCAAGAATTGGGCCTTGAAGTTCAGCGAGATGTTGGTTGCGGCGAAAGAGAAGAGCGGTTGTTGAACAATCGGGTTCGTTGCACTGCAAGAACCGACGACGTTCCCCAGGGCGTCGACAACATAGAAGCCCTGCGTCTCAATCTTGTTGCCGTCGACAGATGTTCCGAACCACTTCACGATTCTCTGACCCTGGAGTGTGTCTCCGATTGAGTTCGAGGTCTGAAGGTCGACTAGCTCGTTAGTCGTTCCAGAAGCCGGGGTGACCACAAAGATTCGGGAAACTCCGCTCGCGGTGTAGCAGCACATGGCAGCCTCGCGATCTGCGGCGGTGTTGTTCATGATACGGACCTTGTCTCCGGCTCTCAGAGTGTAAGGTTGGCAGAGCGCAGGTGATCCGTCAGAGACGGCACCAGCGACCGAAGTCGGGATGATTGCAGCCACAAGGCCCTGCGAGAGTATGTAGCAGTAGGAGACGCCATTCGGGCAGCTTACTAGACCTGCGGTAATTGTCTTCCCGGGTGCGTAATCACCGACATTCTGTGCTGAGACGGTATAAACGGTATCAGTCGTCAGATCGGACTCGGTGCCCTCGGCCAATTCTGCCTTGAGGGGTATGTTTGTTCCATCGCTCGCCACAAGGACGCCCGTAACTGTGTTAGTTGCCATAGCCCTACAACCTCACTCCGATTCCGAGAGGAGCCATTAGGTTCCTGTTGACATTGCTGATAGGCTTCCTTAGGAGCTTCTTGGCGAATTTGAAGGTCAAACCGATGCCTATTGCCTGCACAGCCATTGCCTGGTAGTTGGCTGTGAAGTTTGCTTGCATGGTATCGAAGGACGAACCAGGCTCGCTGATGATTGACTGTAGGCTCAGACCGCCGTTAGTGGTGGTCATGGCGGTTGACCCTGGGCCCGCGTCACCAAAACCGAGTAATCCCACTGGAGAATTTCCAAAAACGCCACTGGTGATCGTGGTAGCGTATGCGTAACTCTCAGCTAGATTGATGAGACTCATTGTCTTGGGAGATCTTCGGCGCTTTGACTTTCTTCGGCGGGCCATATCGAGTGTTAAGAAACACCTCGCTAATATAACTTCACTCAATATCGGTCGCACTGGTGAATTGTCCATTGGGACCGCGATCCGTTATGTTCGCGTCGAATGTATTCATCTTTTGTTGCGCCATTCCTTGAATTAACTGAGCTATCGCGCCCTGGATCGGGTTCGGCGGCTCAAATTCTGCCAGTCCACCAGTCATTAGCTTGTCAACCAGGGCTTGGATCGCCATCGCGAGCTTCTCATCGATGTCCATGAGAGCTTGTTCGAGGTAAATTCTGATCCAGAGGGCGAATCCACCCAACGAAATGAGGTTAATCATCATCAAAGTGCCCAAAATTAGGGTATCTTGCACTACCATGTGTGCTTACCAGCCGCATACCGCCCATATAACTACCCCAAATCCCCTAAATCTCACGAACAGAGCCTATACGCTACGCCCCATCCCTGCGTCTAGGAGGCCACGCCGCACCAATCTGTCCGAACCGGGGGTCGTTGACTTTTGGAAGTATGGGGTTCCTGATTCGGAATTATTAATTATTAGGGGGTTCTCGGAGGGTCGTGAAGGAAGTAGATGATACCCCCGTAACTGAAAGTAAAAGTGAAGACGATCTGTGGAATTGGATCGCGAGATTGGAAGCCCGCGTTGTGGAGCTAGAAAAAGAGTTGACTCTCGCCCTGGAGCAGAGAGTCAGTGTGAGAGATCCTGCTGACACCGATGATGATCCGGAGTGGTATTGATGCTGCCAAAGGTCACTTACTGTGAGAAGTGCCACAAGCCTCACCGGCTGGTGTCTCCTACGGGAACTCTATCTGTCGATTCCGGCCAATGGTGCAGGTGTGATTGAATGCCTGGCATCAACGCGAACCTGTCTCAAGCTGCCTTTGATATATGGGACCGAGTGCCCATCAAGACCCGCAGGAACCCTGGTGGCACCCTCGGACACCCTGGGCGGTCCGCCTGGCTATCCTCCGTCATCATCGAGCATGCTGGATGGGAGGAGAGATACAACAAGCTAGTCAAGGAGGGTCCAGAGGAGCTGCGCGATCTAACCAGGCTCTATGTCATGCGTGGGACTCAGTTAGAGACCATGACCAGAGCCAGGGACAAGCTGCAAGAGATCGTCTGGGAGATGACTGATGATGAATAGACGAGATATGAAGAAACAAATTTATCGAGCCGTGGCCACTTTTCTCAATCAAGGAAATAGAGAATGGTCTTCTATTCCTAGTCTCTTTGCAGATATTGAGTTGAATGTCTTCCGTTCTCAAAAGCCGACCCGATCCGAAGAGGAAAGACTGCAAAATGTGTTGCATGAAATCCGCATGGAATTCTATTCAAGGGGCGGAATTAAATGAACAGAAAATTGTCCATAATTTTGAAAAAGTGCCTTTCCAGCCCCTATTGAGGGGTGAAAAGTGCTGAAAACCTGGGACTAATCCATCGGCAATCCAGCGCCGGTCAAAGCGAAGATGATCTGGTCGAAGATATTGCGAAGTCCTCCAGTAGCCGATGTAGCTCTAGCGGCGTACTCCTCCTGGTAGGCTGGACTGGCTCGATAGGCTAACCATGCGTTCTTGAGGTCTCCAATGGTCTCTATCGATCCGTTGATGATGCCAGTGTCTTTGCCGCTGAAATATTCGTAGAGGATAACCATCGTCACAACGAAGCTCACATCGCTAAGACCGGCTACGACTGGTCCGAGAAACTTGCCAGTGTTGCCGAGCATATACGCCGTCGTGATCGAGTCGAGCAACATTCGCTCTTTGTCCTGCATCCGAATCACCACTTCGTAGGTGGCTTTCGGTTTGTTCTTCGACATCACAACACCCCGACGATTGAATCCCAGAGTGCAGGGCCAAGTCCAGCGCCGAGGAGCCAGCCGAGGAGGAACGCAGCACCGCTCTCGGTGATCATGTCCTTGGCGCGGGCACCGAGGGTAAGCTCACTCATCGGGTGCCTCTGGAAAATTATCTGCGGCATCATTTGGATTTTCAAAACGCTGGGGCAGTGTTCGCAACGCCTCGCGGTATTCCTTCCACTCGTTAGGGAGGACGCGATCCTTGACGGCTCGCCAGTCGCTCTTAGCTAGCTCGTCGTTTCTGACTGTGCGAACATGATCCCAGTCGACATCGAACCAGACTGGTTCCCCGCCATCAGTGGTAATCGTTCTGAATATCATGATTCCAACCACACCCACACCCGGTAAACCCAACCAGCTCCACCATTCCATAGGTCATCAGCACTGACATCAGCCGGGGCTGATGTGATCTCGGTATCTGACATAACGCCCAGGACTCGATTAGAGCTTACAGTAGCTGCTTGATCGGAGAAGAGTTGACCTATCGAGCCGTTTGCTGATGATGTCGACAAGGTCGGGTCTTCTACACCGGCCTTAGAGATGGAATAGTAATACATCGTCCCGGCTTCAAATGTCAGCGATCCAGTCGATGCCTCGGTGAATGATGTCACTCTCTGAATGCCTGTTGAGTTTGTGGCAATCGTTGCATATCCGAGCATGGTAGCAGGGAGCCCATTCGTACCCGAGTAAAAGCCAACGTAGAGGTTCTGACTGGTCGTCGCTACGGTGACGTTGATGTTACAAGCTGACGGGGCACCAGTGAACGGTGCAACGAACGGATTGTAGAATTGGTACTCCTCGTTGTTATTCCAGGTTGACACGCTGCCGTTGGAACAGAGCGGCGACTGGATCGCTATGTTCCAGAACGATCCGCCATACCCTGAAGCTACGTTGTAATCTGCGGAGTTCTGCCATGTACTAGCTCCTCCGCCAGACTCCAGGAGACCAGTCCATTCACCAGCAGTAACCAGGCGTGCCAGGTTAACCAGGACAAGTCTTCTCATCTCGTCCTCGTTCATCTCTTCGACAGCTATGGGATTGCCCGTAGCCTGGATATTAGCGAACGTTACATTGTCTAGATCGAGGTTCTGAAGGTTAGTGTAGACCCTGGGAGACTTCTTGTTGGCATCTGGTAGTGGCATATCGATCACCCTAGTAGTCCGTTCCACTCAGATTTGACACTGAGCCTGGCAAGCTGCACCAGGATCAGGCGTCGCAGCTCGTCCTCGTTGAGCATCTCGATACTGATCGGGTTGCCAGTTAGGATCATGTCGTCGTCATCGGCAGCCAGGGTCTCTAGTGTGGTGTTCTTCAACAGCTTATACACGCGAGGAGATTCTGCGGGGGCGTCTGGTAGTGGCATTACTTCAGCCCCATCATGAGCATAACAAAGCCCCAGAAGTTATTCGGCACCTCAAAACCCCCGATAGTGCCAGCA